ATGGCGATAAAGTTATTTACCCGCCCGGCAAGAATGAAATTGCTAAATTTGGTGATCCGGCAAATATTGGTAATGCATTATCGTTAGATGACGATGTTGTTGGTGGCATTTTAGGTAAAGAAGTCAAAGATACTTATAATTTATTTAAGAAAAACCCGACACTGAATAACGCGAAAGACCTGAAATCTATTTTGGGTAAAAAATATGGGGATTTATCTAAAGAAGCTCCAAACGCTTACAATGGTTTAGTGAAACAATCCATTAATCATGCACGTAATTTGATTGATCAAGATGCTAAATCATTCCTAGATAGTATTGACCCAAAAGCAGGCCAGCAATGGGAACAGGCTAATAATTTTTATCGTA